GCACGGCATCGAGCACGCTGGCGCTGTCGCTGCGGCGCACCGATACGAAGGCCGCGATCAGCGGCACGATCATGGCGGCAGCGTCGATCACGTCGGCGCAGAAGGTCGACGGCCTCACCGGCACGCTGACCAACGCCGGCCAGTCGTACATAACGCCGACGGAAGTCGACGTTGTCGGCACGATCGCCGGAGCAGCCACGCCGGCCGGTCAGTTGATCTCGGTCGTCGTGGACTACGTCATCGACTAATCCGGCGCGTGCCCGGCTAGGTCGTTTTGCTGAACATGCCGGGAGCGCGAGCCCCCGGCATTTTTGTTTGAGGCACCCATGACAAGCAGCGTATCCATCTGCTCGAACGCATTGATCCGACTCGGCGACAAGCCGATTTCGTCTTTTGAGGACGGCACCGACGCGGCGAACGCGTGCGCCAACCTCTATCCGGACGTGCTCGATGCGCTTCTGCGCGGACATCCGTGGGACTGCGCGCGTAAGCGAGTCGTGCTCGCGCCACTCTCTGCCGTGCCAGCGTTCGACTACGCATATCAATACCAACTGCCAGCGGATTACATGCGGCCGATTCAGATCGGCGCGCGCGGTTGCGCGCTCGACTACGTCATCGAGGGCCGGCAACTCTTGACCGATGCGTCCTCGCTGCCTCTCGTCTACGTCTTCCGCAATACCAATGAGGCAACGTGGGATGGTCTGCTCGTCGATGTGATGACCGCTGCGATGACTTCTGTTCTCGCCTATCCGATAACGCAATCGGCCTCGATGGCGCAGACGATGGAAGCCAAGTTCCAACTGGCATTTAAGCAGGCCAAGGCCGTCAACGGGCAGGACAGCGAGCCAGAGACACTTGGTGACTTTCCGCTGCTCGCGAATCGGCTGAACGGCTGGCGCAGCGTTCCGGGGCGCTAACCATGCCGAAACTCACCATCATCCAGACGAGTTTCAACGCGGGCGAGCTGTCGCCCGATCTGATGGGGCATGTCGATATCGACCGATACGCGAACGGCGCGAAGGCGATGGAGAACACAGTCCCGCAGGTTCAAGGCGGCGGCAAGCGCAGGCCCGGCACGCGGATCATCGCGGCGACGAAATATCCGGATCGTGCTACGCGCCTGATCCCCTTCGTCTTCAACAAGGCGCAGGCGTATTGGCTCGAACTCGGCGACCTCTACGCTCGATTCTTCACGCCTGATGGGCAGATTCTTTCGGGCGGATCGCCGCTTGAGATCGCGACGCCGTACGCGCAGAACGCCGTCTTCAACGTCGAATTCACGCAGGGCGCGGACACGATGTTCCTCGCGAACGACGCGTTTCCGATCAAGCGCATCGTGCGGCTCTCGTCTTCGGCGTGGACAATCGGCGATGCTCCGTTCGATCCTGCGCCGCTCGATGAGATCGGGTATCGGCCGCCCGGATCGGTGACGCTCTCGTCGACCGGCCTCGGCGCGGCGACAGCGACCGCACAGAACTCCGTGTTCCTGCCGACCGACGTCGGCCGCAACATTGTTGCCGGTTCCGGGCGCGCTGAGATCACCGGTTACACGAACGGCTTCGTCGTCACCGTGAGCGTTGATTCAGCGTTTGACACGGCGTCCTATGGCACCAACGCATGGAAACTCGATCAGTCGCCGCGCGCGCCGATCTCGCCGTCGAACTCTGGCCCGGTGAATGGCACGATCACGCTCGTTTCTGACGGCCCCGCAATCGCGGTTGCGAACGTCTCGCTCAGCGGCACGACGCTCACGCTCGGTACGGTCGACCCGCACGGCCTGAACGTCGGCGACGTGATCACGCTTTCCGGCTTCGAGTCGTCAGGTCTCGATGGCGTCTATACCGTCCTGACGTGCCCGAACGCGTCACAAATCACGTTCACGTTCAACGGCTCGTTGCTCGCGGGCGGTGCGCTTGGCGTGATGTACAAATACGGCGCTGGCTCGGCATGGCGCACGACAGACGTCGGCAAGTATGTCGACGTGAATGGCGGCCTCGTGCTCATCACGCAATACGTCAACGCATCCAAGGTGTACGGGCAGATCATCAAGCAACTGAGCGGGATCGTCACGGCACCGCCCGATAGTTGGTCGTTGAAGTCGGAAGTCTGGAACCCCGTCGACGGCTATCCGCGCGCGGTCAGCCTGTTCCAGCAACGGCTCTATGCGGCAGGCTCCAGCGGTTTCCCGAGCACGCTTTGGGCGAGCGGCACCGGCCTGTATCTGGATTTCACGCCCGGAACCGACGATTCAGATGCGTTCTCGTATGCGGCGTCATCCGATCAGGTCGCTCAGATCGAACACCTGTCGTCCTCTCGCATCCTCACGATGCTCACGCAGGGCGAGGAATTCACGGTTGACGGCGGATCCAGCGCATCTGTTACGCCCACGAACATCAGCATCAAAAGCCAGTCGATCTTCGGCTGCTCGCAAGCGCGGCCGGTGCGCGTCGCAAACGAGCTCGTCTACGCGCAGCGCGCGGGCAAGAAGATTCGTTCGATGGCGTACGACTTCAATACCGATTCGTTCCGCTCGCAGAACCTGACGCGCCTCGCCGCGCACATCACCGGGCCCGGCATCGTCGACATGGCATTTCAGGCGGAGCCGAACCCCGTCGTCTGGATGGTGCGTGCCGATGGTGTTCTCGTGAGCCTCACCTACGATCGCGACGACAACGTCTGCGGTTTCGCACGCCACACGACGGACGGCGCATATAAGTCGGTGAGCGTGATTCCAGGCGACGACGCGGACATCGTTCAGGTGATCGTGCAGCGCGTCGTGAATGGCGCGACCGTCCAGTATGTCGAGCAGTTCGACGAAGAGATCATGACCGACGCCACGATCGTCGGATCAAACCCGGCTGGCGCCACGGTATGGACGGGTCTAGGCGCGCTCGAAGGCAAGCTATGCGATGTGAAGGGCGACGGCGTCTATCTCGGCCAATTCACGGTGACTGGCGGGCAGATCACGATCCCGCGCGCGGCGTATGCGATCGAGGTCGGATTGCACTACGACAGCCTGATCACCGCGCTCTCGCCGAATGCTGGCGGCGGACTCACGACGTCGCAAGGCAATCAGATGCGAAGCGGCGACGCGATTGTGCGCATGCTCGATTCCGTCAATCTCGTCGTCGACGATCAGCGTGTCGCGTTTCAGGAGTTCGGCGCGAACGTGCTCGACAAAGCGCCGCCGCCTTTCACCGGCGACAAGGAAATCTCGCGCCTCGGATGGGACAAGTTTTCTGAAGTCACGCTCAAGCAGGACCAGCCGTACAAGTGGCACGTCCTCGCGTTCATCCGCCATTTCACCGTCAATAACGGATAAGACATGATCAGAAATGCCACGCGCGAGGACCTGCCAGCGCTCGTCGAATTGGGGCGACAGATGGCCGCCGAATCGCCGCGCTACAGTCGTCTGCGCTATTCGGCCTGCAAAGTCGAGGCTCTGCTCGGCAAGATGATCGACAGTCCGGACGGCTTCGTCATGCTTGCCGAGGCCGATGGTGTCGCCGTTGGCGTGATGGCTGCGTTCGTCTCTGCGCACTGGATGTCAGACGATCTCATGGCGAGCGACTTTGGTCTTTACATGCTGCCCGAGCACCGCGGCGGCACAGCGGCGATGCGCATGGCGCGCGCGTACATCGCATGGGCCCGCGCGCGCGGTGCGCTCGACATTTCGCTCGGCATCTCCACCAATGTCAATTCGGAGCAGACCGCCCGTTTCTATTCCGCGCTCGGCGGTCGTCCGGCAGGTTTCCTTTTTCTCTTCGAGGCTCCTCATGTGTGACCCCACCACGGCCGGTCTGATGGCTGCATCCACGGGCGCGAGCGCGCTCGGTTCGATCAATCAGGGCAATGCGACGCGCAGCGCTTCCTATGCGCAGGCCGCACAGGATGAGCAGCAAGCGAACAGCGTGCAGGCGCAGGGGTATCAGCAGGCGAAGCGCATCCGCACGCAGGGAACGAGCAACGTCGGAGCAGCGAACGCAGCGCTCGCAGCGTCGGGCGTTGATGTCGCACAAGGCACCGCGAACGACGTGCGTTCCAAGATCGTGCAGAACTCGGAGCAGGATGCGCTGAACACGATTCTGAGCGCCGACACGAAAGCGACGAGTCTGCGCACGCAAGCCGGGCTCGACCGTGCGAGCGGCGATGACGCGGCGCGCGCGGGGCGTCTTGGCGCGCTGACATCGGTGTTGCGCGGCGCTTCGGCTATGACCACGAAAACCGGCTGGAAGACGGCCGCGACCACGCAGAGCAAATAAATATGGCACGCATCCCTCTCGGCAATCAGGGCGACGTCGTCGCGCAGACCGCGCCCGACGTTCAATATCGACCGTCTGCGTTCGGCGCTGGAACGGGACAGGCGCTGGAGCAGGCCGGCGCGCAGGGCCAGCAGATCACGGCCAATCTCTACCAGCAGAAGCAGCAGCTCGACGACGACCTGCAACGCACGAGCGCGGCGGTCGCTTATCAGCAGCACCAGACCGACGTGCAACTCGCGGTCAAGGATGCCGGCGACAAGCTGCAGTCTGGCGAAATCGATCAGGTCGGCTACGTCGCGGCAGTGAACGATGCTCGCCAGCAATCCTACGATTCGACGATCGGCGCGCTTCCTGACAGCCATTACAAGCGCATCACGCAGGTTCAGGTTCAGGGCTTGAATAGAACTGTCGACCTGAGCACGCAGCAGGCGCTGATGAAGAACACGCAGCAGCAGATCGCGACGAACGTCGGATCGATGCTCGACACTGGCGGCAAGAGCATCGCGCTCAATCCGGGCACGATCAACGAACAGGTGAAGAGCGTCGGCGACGCGTACCTTTCGGCTGCACCGAGCGCGGGCATCGCACCGGCCGTTGCGCAGAAGACTGTCACCGACTGGTCGAACAAGCAGTATTACGACCACGCTAACACCGCGATCATCGAGGCGCGCGCCGCGGGCGACATCGGTGCGTTGACCGCAGTCGAGCGAGCTTTGACGGCGCAGGACGGTTTCTATGCCGGCAAGATGTCGCCCGAGCAGCGCAATCAAGCGCTCTCGTCGGTGGTGTCGCAGCGCCTGACGCTGGAGAACCAGCAGGCCGCTGCCGATCAGGCGCGCGAGACGCAGGCCGTCACGGCATACAACCAAGCCTCCGACCTGCTCAATTCGGGCAAGCAGTTCAGCCCGGCGTACATTCAGCAGTTGACCGATGCGACCACTGGCACCGCAGCGGCAGCGGACACGCAGCGCCTGATCGAGGCAGCAGGGAAGAACGCGGGATTCTCCAGCCTGTCTCTGCCGGCGATGCGCGCGGCGATTCAGAAAGACCAGACGGATGCGAACACCCCCGGAATTGGAACCGATCCGCTCACCGCGAAGGCGGTCAAGGCGCGCCAGCAAATCTACGATGCGAGTGTCGAGGCGTACAAAAAAGATCCTTGGAACGCCGCGCTCGATCGCGGTGTGATTCAGCAGATCCCGCCACTCGACACGTCCAGCATCCCGAATCTGCTCACCTCGATCACCGGGCGCGCGGCGGCCGCTGGCATCATCGATCAGCAGGCCGGGCGCCGCGTCTCGCTCTTTACGCCCGACGAAGCAAGCAAGGTTCTCGATACGGTCAATGCACTGTCGACCGACGCGAAGGCGCAGGTGTTGACGCAGATCGGCGCGGCCTCGAACAACGCTGCGCGCATCAACGACCTCGCCGAGCAGTGGAAGGAAAAGAACCCGTCGGTTGCGCTCGCGCTGAAGGCCGGTTCCGCGGGCGGCGACGGCCAGCCGCTGATGACCACGAAAGGCCGGCCGGTATCGAGCTATATCCTCGACGGCCAGCAGGCGCTCACGGATAAGACGGTGAAGATCGACGAGGCCGCGGGCACCGGCATGCGCGCGACGATCGCAAATCAGATCAACGGCACGTTGCCGCCGAATCAGGAGCAGGATGCGAAA